GACACGCAGGCGCAGGCGGTGCTCAACTACGAAAACATGCTGCGCACGCTGGACAGCACGGCGTTACAGCGGCAATTGCGTGACGACGACTTCGACAGCGCGTTCCGGCGCGCCGTCGAGAACGACGAGCCGCTGAGCGAGGGCGTGATTGCGGAAATGGTGGACGCGTACGAAAACAACTATTATGATTACCGTGCCATGAGCATTGCGCGCACCGAGAGCAACCGCGCGGGCCATCAGGGATTGCATGACTCGTATCGGCAGGCAGTTGACCGTGGCGCGCTTCCAGAGGAAGCCATCCGCCGCGAATGGCAGCTTGGCGACAATCCGTGTCCGATATGCGAGTCCATTTCTGACTCCAATCCAGAGGGCGTCGGCGTCAACGAGGACTTTGACAGCGATGAAGGGCCGGTCGATAATCCGCCCGTGCATCCTAGCTGCGAATGCCAAGTGGACTACGTGACCGATCTGTCGTTAGTGCCGGAGGAAGATGAGGAAGAGGAGGAAGAGGAGGAATGATACATGCACAAGGCACTGGATAACTTCCTGTTCGGTCTATGCTTCGGTGTCGGCTTCTACATCGCCGAGCGCGTGCTGCACTTTCTCGGCACGTTCATTCATTGAGGTGACATCATGAAGCTCGTCACGCGCTGGGACAATATCAAGCCGCTCGACCCTAAGGATCGGCATATCGGCGACGCACTACCCTCGATCATGACCGACATAGACAGGGCGAAGCGCGATCTGGCCGAGCGGCTCGGCAAGCGCGTGGTGCATTTATTCGATGTCCCTATCCTTTGACGAGATCATAAACGAACGGGGAGTCGCGTCGGTCGATGCCAGCAAAGCGTCGAAAGAGTCCGTTGGCTATTCTGACAGTACGTCAGCTACCGACAAATGTGGTCTGTGCGAGTTCTATATCGAAGGCGGAAGATGCCGGTTGGTCGAGGGAGACATTGATCCGCAGGGATGGTGCGAGCTCTTCGATCCGGAGGTCAAATGGACAGAAAGACCTTGTACGCGCTCTGAGATGGCACGGACGGGTGATCCGCTAGTCGACTTCATCCTGCGCATGCCGCTCACGCGGCGCAACATCGATCATCCTGTTATCGACCGCTCGATGCCGGTGCCGTATGGCGCTGGCGGCAGTATCCCGCTGGAAGACCCGACGACGTTCATCGATAACAGCGTGCCGGATCGCATCACGATGGCGTCGGGCGCGTCGTTCGATCCCGCCGATCCGTGGACGATCCACGAGAACGCCGAGCAGCGCGTGATGGAGCTGTTGATCTCCGTCGGTGTTGACGACGAGCTGGCGTATCGCTTCGCGCATTTCTGCGTTGCCGAGATCGCCGAGCATGCTTGGTACCGCTACAACGGCATCGATCCCGATGAGGCCGAGGCGGCCGAGCTTCCCATCCTCGACAAGTTGCGCAGCGAGCAGATCGGTGAGATCAACTCCAATCCGCGCTTGTATCTCAAGCCGTACCCGCACGACCGCGAGGAGCTGGCGCGGCAGGACATGCGTGAAGATTTGGCTCCGACGCCTGAAGAAGAAAAGTATTGTCGTGAAACTCTGACTGCGGTACTTGGTTTGTCAGACGGCGCAATGGAGCTTCCGGTGTATCAGCAAGACCTTGATAAGAAGATCGAGCAGTACCTTCTGGCCAATGCGCCTGAGATTGCGGCGGTCCTGCGCAAGCAGCAGCCTAGCGCTGGCGACGTGCACGCGCCGGGATCATTGGGCAGCGAGGAGGACCGCAAGAAGTGGGCCGCGCATCAAGGCCATCATCAGCACGCGAACGTCGCGGGTAGCTCTGCCGGTCGCGGCGAGCAGGCGTCGGGCGGGCGCGGCCATCAGAGCGCGGGCGGCGGGCGTCATATCTATCCGTCGCACAAGACGCTGAAGCCGCAGGGCCATGCCTTCGACAAGGCACGCTCGTTCGAGGAGATGCTCGACCCGAAGCTATCGACCGCGTATTTCCAAGACGACGTCGGCAAGGTCTGGGGCAGCAACGCCGATCTTCCCAAAGGCGTGCAGAGCCTTCCCGATCACGCCAAGTCTGTCTTCCGCCGCGTCGCCAACGAGCGCATGAAGGCGGGCGACGGCGAGGTCGGCGCCATCCGGCAGGCATGGACGGCGGTGAAGAACGGCTGGAAGAAGGAAGGCGGCAAGTGGGTACGAAAGGATGGTAACGGAGATCAATCTAACTCGTCCGATAACGCGAGGCCGTTCACAGTAGAGATCCCCATCATCAAGACCGATGACGAGTTTCAATATTGCTACGGATGGGCCAGCATATCGACCGTGGACGGCCAGCACATCATCGACAAGCAGGGCGACATCATCCCGGTCGAGGAGCTGGAGAAGGCGGCCTACGAGTTCGTGCAGTTCAGCCGCGACATGGGCGAGATGCACATGAAGATTGGCGTCGGCCGGATGATCGAGTCGTGCGTGTTCACGAAAGAGAAGGCACGAACGTGCAACATCTTGGCGATGGATGATCAGGCCAATCAGCTAGAGGGCTGGTTCGTCGGATTTCACGTCGTCGACCCGCATGCTTGGCAGGCGATCAAGTCAGGCGAACGTCCCGAGCTGTCGATAGGTGGACGCGCGACTTGGGAGGAAGCTTAGGTGCGGCAATCCCGAGGTTGACGGCGGTTGCAGCGACGTCACCGCGTCCCACGTTTCGATCAGCCCTTTTTCGGTCAGCAGATAAGCGTGACGGAAACGGTTTGTTGTATTATCGACAGGCGTGTCGGCGATCCATCCATTGCTTTCAAGCGTTTCCAGACTTGACTGAACGCTGCTGCGATTGAGATTGAGAAGCCGTTCCAGACGATAGCAGTTCCATGCTTTGCTCGTTGACGTGACGAATGTCAGCGCGACCCGCAGCGTTTGGATGGACACGATCAAGGCTAAACCTCCGTTTTTTGGGCGGACTCGTGTCGGATTACGGCAAAAAGTCTTTCGTGTAAAGATCGGGGCATGCCGCGCATTCTGCGCAATTTGAAGATCAACGAGATCAGCGGCGTCGACAAGGGCGCGGGACGCGGCGTGCGCATTATGCTGATGAAGCGCGACGGTGATGATGACATTGATTGGAACGACGCCAAGCGCGCGACCATCTCGCCGCAGCAGGCGCTCGACGCGCTCAGCGCTTCCATCAGATCAATCTTTGCCGACGAAACGGTGGTCAACAAGGCCGAGCGCATGGTCGAGAGCTTCGACCAGTTCCTCGATTACGTGGAGACGGACGACATGAACGCGGACGAGATCAAGAAGCTGATCGCCGAGGCGGTGCAGGCCGAGGCTGCCAAGACCGAGAAGCATCATGACGACGATGTCGACAAGGCGAAGATGAGCGATGAGCATAAGCGCTTTCATGACTCGCTCGACAGCGAGGATGAGAAGAAGGCATTTCGCGCAATGTCACCCGCGCAGAGGGACGGTCATATGGACAAGACCAAGAAGGCCAAGCATCCGCCGCACCACGACAGCGAAGGGCCGGATCCCGGTGACTCGCCCAAGGCTCCGCACAGCTCCAACAAGCGCGAGGACGAGGAGCTGGTGAAGCGGGACGCCCGCATCGCGGATCTCGAGAAGGCGCTTGGTAGTCTGCTGGGCGAGAAGCGCGACGCCGAGTTCCGCAAGCGCGCGGTCGACATGGGCCTCAAAGAGGAGGACGGCGCGGTGATGATGAAGGCGTTCGACGGCGACACGGACGCGCTGATCGAGTTCCAGAAGCGCACCACCGAGACCATCAAGGCGCTTAGGTCGCAGATCAAGACGAGCGTCGTGTTCGGCGAGTTCGGCAAGAGCGGCGACCAGCGATCGTCTGCGTTGCAGGAGATCGAGGCCAAGGCTGCCGAGCTGCGCAAGACCGAGCCGAAGCTGACGCAGGCTCAGGCGTTCACGAAGGTCTACACCGATCCGGCCAACCGCGAGCTGGTCGAGCGCGAGAAGTCAGAGCAAGCCAACAGGCTGACGCGGCTTGCTGCTGAGACAGGTCGATAACCACAAAACAACAGGCCGGTGATCCTGCAAGGCCGATGATCTTCAACTGAGCGCGAAAGGAGCGTTCCAATGGCAGTCCAAACCGACTTCCTCGATATAAGTTTCTTCGTCTCTGGCGGCGACTATCGCAACTCGACCTTCACCGGCACGACGCTGTCGGGCGTGAGTGGCAGCGGGCAGTTCCTGCTGGTCAACATGACGACGTCGGCGTTCACGATACAAACGTCCAGCGCGGGTAGCACGTTGCGCCAGCTTGGCGTTCTGCAAAACAAGCCTTCAACCGGGTTGGCAGCCGACGTGAAGATATTCGGCGTCTCGAAAGTGGTGCTTGGCTCGACGGTCAGCATCGGTTCCGTGGCGGTCGGGCAATTGGTCGGGATTAGCTCGGTGACAACCGGGGCGGTGTCGGTTGCGTCGTCAACCACGGCCTTCCCTGTTGGTGTCGCGCTTGAAGCGGCGTCGACGGCAGGCACGATCTTCTCGGTCATGCTGTTCGGCGCAGGAGCCGGAACCGGCTACCTCTTTGGTGTCTAACAGGAGAGTCCGATGCCGCAACCTACCGTTAGTGACGTCCACGTACAGGCCGCGTTGACGCAGATCGCGACCGCGTACTTTCAGGACGAGTCCTTCTACGTGGCGGACAAGGTCTTTCCGCTCGTTCCCGTGGTCCATCAGACCGACAAGTACTTCAAGTGGCGGAAGGACGATCTTTTCCGCGACGAGGCCAAGCTTCGCGCGGACTCGGCGGAATCGGCAGGCAGCGGCGTCAACCTCGACACGGCGGCATACTCGGCGAACGTTTGGGCGCTGCATCAGGACATCGGTCCGCAGGTTCGCGCCAACGCCGACCCGGCCGTGGACATTGACGTGGTTTCTACACGGACCCTTATGCAAAAAATGCTCATAAGACGGGACCGTTTCTTCGCCACGAACTATCTGGTGACCGGCTTGTGGGGCACCGACTGCACCGGTACTGCGTCAGCGTCATCGGCAGGCGCGGGCACGACCACGCCGGTGTTTTGGGACGACGACGCCAACAGCGATCCGTTCACCGATATCGCAGTCGGGCAGACCACCATTTTGCAGAACACCGGCTTTCTGCCGAACACGCTGCTGCTCGGCTGGCCGGTCTATCAGGCGCTGCGCAAGCACCCGCTGATAGTTGATAGGATCAAATATACCAACCCTGCGTTTGCAGGCACGATCACGGAGTCGCTGCTGGCGCAGGCGTTCGACATCGAGCGCGTGCTGGTCAGCAAGGCGACCTACAACACGACGCAGGAGCAGGCCGCGATCACGGGCGTGACGGCGACCTACTCGCTGATCGCGGGCAAGAACGCGCTGCTGTGCTACAGCGCGCCGCAGCCGGGATTGATGGTTCCGACGGCGGGCTATACGTTCGCATGGTCGGGCTTCAC